AAACGTGGCTCAATTGACTTTAGGAGTAGTAGATCCTGCACCTGATGCAATGATTACAGGTAATTTCATGATTGGTGCTTTAGGTCAAATAGGTATGACTGGAGATGTTTCACCAGATGTTACAGGAATAGCAATGTCTGCTAATCTGAGTTCTGTAGGAGTCGAATTAAATACTCCTGTAGATGTTACTGGAATAGCGATGTCTGCTAATTTAGGTTCAGTAGGTGTTGTAATTCACGTAGATGTAGCACTAACCGGATTAGCCTTGACTATGAACTTAAATAGTGCTAATGCTCTAATTTGGAACAGCGTTCCGACAGGTTCAGCACCTACAGATCCTCCTGGTTGGGTGGAAGTCGCTGCATAAAGAGTTTGACACTAACTCTTTAATTTTATAAAATATATAGTATAAGGAATTAAAATATGGCTAACTCAACATCAGCAAGTTTAAAACTCACAGTACAAGCAACAGGTGAAAACTCTGGAACTTGGGGCGCAATCACAAATACAAACTTATTAATTTTAGAACAAGCAATTGGTGGATACGATGCTTTTAACGTAACCAATGCCAGTAGAGCTTTAACTTTTTCAAACGGAGTTGTATCAAATGGTAAAAATGAAGTTATTAAATTAACAGGTACTTTAGCAGGAAACCTTAATGTAACTATTCCAGATTCAATTGAAAAAACATACATCATTGAAAACGCATGTGATCATGCAGGAAATACTTTAACTTTTAAAACTACATCGGGTACAGGTGTTCTTTTATGTGAAGGTCATTCTTACACGTTATGGTCAGATGGAACTAATGTTTATAAATCTTCAGAACTAAGAAAATGGAGAGCAATCTCTAGTGCAGAAACAGTTCAAGCTGGAGCACAAATTTTAGTAAATACAAATGGTGGAGCAGTAACTATAACTCTACCCGCATCACCTGCTACAGGAGATACGGTAAATTTTGTAGACCAAGGCTATGATTTCAACACTAACGCATTGACTGTTGGTAGAAATTCTTCTAATATAGCTAATGGAGCAGCGGATCTTGTAGTTAATACACAAGGTGCAGCTTTTGGATTAGTATATTCTGGAGACGCTACAACAGGATGGACATACACGGAGAAATAATATGGCAAATTACGAAGCAACTAAATATGATTTTGATGGAGCAAACCTTACAGGTATAGAGGGTACAGCTACAGGTACAATTTTACCATGGTCAGCAGCATCATTACCATCTGGATTCTTAGAATGTAATGGTACAGCAGTTTCAAGATCAACTTATTCAGCATTATTTGCAATTATAGGTACTACTTATGGTGCAGGTGATGGATCAACTACTTTTAATACACCTAATTTAGCAGATAATACACCAGTTGGAAAATCAGGAACTAAAGCTTTAGCTTCAACAGGTGGAGCAAACACTGTATCGTCAACTGGAAATGTTGCTGGTTCAACAGCAAATGCAACTTTATCAGAAGCACAACTTGCTTCACATGCACATAATCAAACAGCTCCGGTTGTGGGAAGTCCTAATGGAGGTTCACCTACTGGTGGATTTTATGGTTCTAATAATAGATCCCTTGCTGTATCTAGTACAGGTTCAGGTAGTGGTCACTTACATAATATGAGTGCAAACTTTTCAGGTGATGCAACTTCGGTTCTTCAACCTTATTTAGCATTAATTTATATAATTAAAACTTAGGAGAAAATATGGCAACAAGTGCAAATTGGACAGTAGTATTCGAAGACAAAAAAATTATTAAAAATCATGGACCTGAATCAGGTACTGGTTATACTATTGAAGATAATTCTTTTTGGTCTGATTCTAAATTTTCAAATATTTGGGCTGTTCAACATGGAACATCTATTACTTCTGACGAAGTAGAATATAGAGATGAAACACCTCATTCATCATTTGTTAATGCAAATATTGGAGACATTAGTCAATTTTCATCTAAATGGGATTCAGCACATTTAGCCAAATTACAATCTGATTGGGATAATGATAATGTTGATGATGAAACTGAAGCTGAAAAAATAAATAGAATAGGTGCAAGACCTACGTCTTATTCTTCGTAATCTTCTATAAATAAAGTTGAAGTATATCTTTTTAAATTAGGTACGTTACTTGCGTGTGGAGAATGAATATGGTTAGATGGAAACATTATAGCTCTATTTTCTCTAAAGCCTACATGTATATCTAAATCAAAATTATTTAAAGTTCCATGATAAAAAACTGTTCCATTAGTGACAGCAGTTGGACCTGATATCATAATCAATATATTTCTTAATACGTCAGGATCTGTATGTGGTATAAAATGATCTAAGTTTCTTCGATCAATACCTGAGTCATCTTTTATTTTTTTAATTTTTATTTTAAATTTTAATTCAGATTGTTTTTTAAATAATTTTAGTAGTTCAGGTTCATGTTTAAATTTCCATCTATCACCATAATAATTTTTTTTGTTTTTTTCAACAGTGTTGTCAAAATACCTGGGTGTATAGAATGCTTTGTTTAAAGCAAAGTCTTGAACTTTTTTTAAGTCTTCTTTATTAAAAAAATCATCTATAATTTTTATCATCTCAACATCATCCAAGAGGTTAAAATATATTTTTCACCAGACAAAGGTGGATTCCCTCTGTGAACATATGGAAATCCTGCTGGCCAAATAACTATTCTACCTGTTTTAGGTTTAACTCTTTTTGAAAAATGTAAAAATTCAGTTTCTCCTCCATTTTCTACATCATTTAAATATATAGAATAAGCTAAAGACCTAGGTTCATTGTAGTATCCTAGCACATGTTCAATATGCCAAACATGATAACCTTCTGTAGGTAAAGTTTTTTGTATTTTTAAAGTTGTATAATGCAGTTCAGTATGAAAATCACCAATACCGGTATTTTTTATATAATGTTTTAAAGCTAAGTCAAAGTTAACCATCATAGATTTTAATTCGTCCCACCAAATATCTATATTTTTACCATTTGCAAAAAACTGTTGGTCTTTCTTTTGACTAATACTAGCTTGTTCAGAGTTTAACCTACTAAAAGTATTATTAAGTTTATTTTCGTTTTTAAATATTTCAATAGCTTTATTACATTCTTCTTTTGTAATGTAATTATCATACACACCAATAAAATTATTTATACTAACTGTTTTTTCGTTCATTGATTTTTACTAATAAGGTCATAAGCATGATCTTTATTAGTCCCATTTTGATTAACATAATGTAAAAAAAGTTGAGCCATTCCTTCCCCTTTGTAAACACCCGGACGTTCATGTTCTTGATCACACCCAGCATATAAAATTGCATCACCTTCTTCTAATTCAAAAGAAGTTCCTTCAACTACAATAGGCCAGTTATCATATTTTTTAATACACGCTGTGACAGATATTTCACATGCAGGTCTGTCAGTATGCTTACTTAATGTTGCACCAAACACATAATATCTCCAATAAGCATATGTTTCAAAAAGTTTTAATTTAGATTCTGATTCTATTTTAGGTAATTTAGTTTCTAAAAAAGAAGTCATTAAAGGATCATTATACCATGCTGGAGAAAAAGATTGTGGATCTAATGTATAATCTTTATTTGAATCTAATTTATTATAACAATATCTTTGAAGGATATTTAATTCTTCTTTTATAAAAAAGTTTTTTATTAATTTATAATCTACTGCAGCCATGATACTATACTATACCTTGTTCCTTTCGTAATGGGTTGAATACCATGAGGGTACATAAAATTACTTGGAAAAAAAACAACTGATCCTTTATCTAATTTTAATCTTTTTATTTCTTTTTCTTTTTGATCGGTGAAAATTAAATCTCCACCTTCATAACTATCATTTAAGTTCATAATAATACTTAAATGTCTAATAGATGTAGTGTCATGATCTGTGTGTGTTTCGTACTTTCCACCAACACTATATTTTAATAAATCTATTTGATTTATTTTTGAACTTCTCATTTTAGGAAATTTTATTTTGTAATAAGTATAAAGTTTTTCTATTTCATTTTTTATATAGTTCCAATAAAATAAATCTGTAGGTGTGTTAAAAGTTAAATGATGACCTTTTACATTTCTTATATCTTTATTTAAACCTTCACTAATTTTTAATTTTTCTTTAGCCTTATGATCCGTTAAGGGTATAATTTTATCTATAAACTCAGGAGAAATTATATTTTTTATCTCGACAATTGCTTCTAAATGATCCATACTTTTATTTTCTTTCACCATAAAAACCTATTGATACAATAATTCTAGGATTTATTCCTATTGCTTTATGTTTTATACTTTTAGGTATAAAAATCATATCACCTTTTTTAATACTATAATCTTTATTTTCAAAATCAAAAATCCTATAAATAATTTCTCCTTTAAGTCCTATAATAAAAACATCTTCTATATCAACATGAGAATTACCAATTTGAGATACTAAACTAAAAAATAAATCTACTTCATCTCTTGAATCTCTTTCATATCTAAATAATTTAGATAAAAAATCAAAAAATGTTTTAAATTCTTGTAAGCAATTACTTACTTTATATATTTGAAATACATCTTTTAAATTACCAATTTGAGATTTTTGCACTATTGAAAGATCATTCTCTTCTATTAAATTACTTATTAAATTAAAATCATAATTTCTCTCTAAATTTATAAAATTTTTAATTAAGGTAACCTTATTTTCTTGTATGTCTTTTAAATCTTGTGCTTTTATTAACATGGTTTTATGTTATTTTGTTTCTTTCATTACATTCATAATTAATATATAAGGCATTATATGCTACAAAAATTAAATTTCAAGCCTGGATTTAACAGACAAGCCACTGAATCAGGGGCTGAATCTGAATGGGTTGATGGTGATTTTGTTAGATTTAGATATGGATTACCTGAAAAAATAGGGGGTTGGTCGCAGTTGACTTCAGCCAATAAAACTCTTCCTGGAGCAGCAAGAAAACAACTTGCTTTTACTTCTTTTGCAGGAGAGAGGTATACCGCTATTGGAACTTCTCAAGGTTTATTTTTATTTTATGGTAATGCTTTTTTTGACATTACTCCATTAGATACAGCAATTACAGGTTGTACTTTAACTACAGTCAATGGATCTGATGTTTTAACAATAGACAAAGGCTCTC